ACCCACGATGACCACGAAAAACTGAAGGTATTGAACCTATTAATGTGGTTACAAGCTTCATTGTATGCAGCTGATGAATGCGAAACCGTCAAATGGTTTTACAACCATCAGACAAAGATGCTAATGAAGCGACTGAATGAAAGTATCCAACGTGAACACGGCAAGACAATAACCGAACTTTGGAATGTTGATGGTGCTATACTACCTGATATTACTCGGCAGTTAGATGACTTTACTTATGAGATGGCAACCTATGGTTACTGGATGCTACCTGAATTGACGGAGTATATCCGTACACAACAAGAAACACAACCCAAATTACAAGTGAAATGAAATATAAAGATATAGCAAGACATATCTATAATAATAATTACGAAATTATTAGTAAAGTAATTCCTGCAGAAGAAGGTTTTGATAGGTCATTGAGATATAAAAAGATTCATCCAGTTGCCATTGAGTCATCTTTGAATAGTATTGAACTTTTTAATTCTATTTTATTGATTCAAAATAAAATAAATGAACAAGATTTTTTGGTTATGGATGACTTAAAAAAAATTAAAGATGAATTAGAAATTATAACCGCTTGTGGTTGTGATGTAAAAAAAAAAGACATTTCAAAATGTTCGGAATGTTCTCAGGTATTTTGTCAAAGGCATATTTATTACTACATAGACGAGGCAAACATAGCAATCACAAAGAACTCAAAACCATATTGTGAAGATTGCTATAGTAAAAAATATAAACCATTTAAATTTAAACTATGAAGAACTCAATAGAAGAATTGATTGAAGCATTTCAAAAAGCAATGGAAAAACATCACTACACTTTTGATAAAGATTATCTTTATTTCTTAGATAGTCAAATTTCAAGTGCAAGAAAAAGGCATAAAGATGAAGTAACTGAGGCATATTTTTTAGGTCGTATGCACGGAGAAGGTGAATTAGAAATGGCTTCATTATATAGATTGAAAAGTATTGTAGAAGATACAACAGAATATTACTCAAAAACCTTTAAACAATGAATATAACACACGATTTTGACAACTGCCAGAGTGATATCTACAAAGAGGTCATTACTGACTTAATCTCACGTGAGAAAATGGGAAGGGCTAAGTATGGCACTACGGTAGATAAGGCGAACCTATCCGAAAAGGAATGGATGCAACACGCATACGAAGAGGCTCTTGATTTTGCTATCTACTTAAAAAGAATGATGTCAAAAAAATGACATTAGCACCCCCAATCAAAAGAGTGGCATTGCGCCACTTTTTTTTTGCTTTTAATTGTTCAGTTAATTGTGTATTTAAGTTGACATTTTGCTGCTCTAATTGTGCAATATATCGCACATTAAACGCATTTAATTGAGCGTATGTATCAATTGTCATACGTTGATTATTATTTAATTCAATATAATAATCCAATGAGCGCACACCCAACACAACTAACCTGCGTTCAATGCTCAAAGAATCCAGCTCCTTCCAGTTCAATGAGTCTTTTGATAGCTTCTGAGTATGCGCTATCAATGGCAACGCTATCAAGTAAATAAATAGTATCAATATCCTTTTCATAAATCGTTTTTAATTTGGTGCGTTCAATGGTTAGCGTGTCTATTGTCCGCAAATATGCGGTGATTGTATCTGAACTGGTTACAATTTGTACCCTACTTGGTTTAGGTCTGCAAATCAATACACCAATAGCAATTCCGATACTAATAGATGCAACCTTGATTAATACGATAGTTCTTAACGTGAAATTCTTTTCCATTGCCTCTTGTAATTATTGCAAATCCGTGATTGTATTTTGAATAGGGATTGTAATCAGGTGACAATTCACTCAAACACCCCACACCCCAACACGTTATCACCTTTCCATTAACATCTCTTTCCGTGTGTTCAGCAGTTTGGTGATGATGTCCACACATAGCATTCGCTTTTGTCTTTAAGAATAACCCACGTGCCACGTTAACGGATGGTATAAATTGCTTTCCAAATTCGTGACCGTGAAAGATGGATAGACCTCCAACATTCAATTTGTTTTTACCTTCTATCCATTGGACATTATTCTTATCAAGATGGCAAAGCGAAGCAAAATCAAAGGCATCAATGTCGAATAATTCGGGTGCTTTCACACGCATATAACGCCAGTACCTTTCTTCGTGGTTGCCTTCCTTATAAATGATTTCCGCTTTCGGGAATGTTTGTCGCAATTCAGAAATGAAAGTGCGCATTGCGTAAAGTTCATCCTTAAATTTTCTTTTCTTTGGATCTTTAACAAAGTCACTTATCATATGGCAATCAAGTGCATCACCATTCAATACAACTGTATCAACTCCTTCATCTAATCCCGTTTGAATTGCTACTGATATTGCATCGATGTCGTGGTAGGGAATGTGAATATCAGATAGGATTAAAATCTTTTTGCCCTTTATATCAATATGCTTGCGACCTTTGGCGTACGACTTTGGTAACTTGAATGGGTTACGTGGTCTATCTTCATTTTTTACCAATGATTTGTTGGTTAAATTCTTTCGATTCCTTGCACCATTTTTCCCTTCAATTCTACGCAATGTATCGCGTGCATCTTCAACTCCTAAGAATGTTTCAAAATGTTCTTTGCTTAACTTCTTTGCCAATGTTAAAGTTGGTGTATCAGGAAAACGCTCACGCAATTCTCTTGCGATTTTTGTCTTTTGACTTTCTGCTGCCATATATTTTTAGAATGGTTGGTATATTGTTCTACCACCACTCTTGACCGCACGTAATATCTGACCTCTATTTCCATCCTTATTGAAACTTACGTGAACCCAAGATGGTGCGTTCTCACTTCCAAACTCCCATATAAGTTGGTCAAATGTACAATTATTTTTTATCCAATCAAATAACTCTTTGTTATTTATACCACCGTGAATATCCGCATCGATATCCAATGCTTTACCTTGCATATGTTGCGAACTTTTTGAACCGCCTATGCGTGTATTAAGTTCAATACTTCTGAACCCTGACGAAATACCAATAGGCTTGCCGAAATGCTCACGCACCTTATCAAAAATGTTGGTGCAAACTAACTTGAGATTGCTCAATTGTTCAGCATTTGGAATGTTACCAATCTTCAACGCAGTAGCTTGATTGCTATGAGTTACCTCTTTATATGATACGTACTTACTTACCTTTTCCATCAGTCATTGCATCTGTTATATCTTCACTCTTTCTACCTATGATTGTCTTAATCTTGCTCCACAAATCCTTACCAGTTACGGACTCAATTGATTCAATAATTGATTTGAATTCAATGATGGCTACCACGGTTGCTATCAACTTTGTAATGGGGATAAGTTGTTCTATTATGTAAGTTTCAATTAAGAATCCACTCACAATAGCTATTTGATACAACATCAATTTGGTAATGGTATCACTCATTCTGCGAGAGCGAATTCTTTGCCCTAATTTAATAGCTTTCCACACACCTACCACCATATCCATAGCCACCAAAAAACCAATGGTTATCATCAGTTCTTTGATTGGCAAAAAGACAGTTGCAATACCTAAGAGCCACAACTTTACTTTCATCTTTTCTCCTGCTTTTTGAGATATTGCTTCAATAACTTTTCGTACTCTTTTCGCTTTAGTACGATGGAGGGAGAAAGTCTCTTATTGACCACTTGGTTCGCCATTCTTTATAGGAATTTGTTATTAAAAAGTTGCTCTTTCCGTATGGGTTACGATCGGGGAAGATGTTATTATCCGTATTGTTAGTGTATTCTGGAAACAAAGATGAATTAAAACACAAATAATCAACCATTCTTTTGGTGTACCAACGTGCGTTTTGTCTTGCTGCCTCCTTCAATGACTCCATCTCGCTCTTTGTAACTGGAGTTGTGTCCTCACTTTGTCTGCTTACCAAGTTACCATTGTCGTGCTTGTACAAAAGAGATGGGTAAAGTTCTACCATTGTCCACCACAATACCACCTTTAACACGTATTCATTGAGTAGTGTTTCATAGTCACCAGTCAACGTGCCACCACTTACATCAGCCTTCAATTTAACGGTCAAATTTGTACCCAAAAAGTTGGTCAAATATTTATCTTGCGCCAAATAAATAGCAGGTCTGATAAGGTTGGGATCAACTGCATCAGTTAACGGAGTGAATTTTTTGATGTAGTCCTCATTTATTAAAAGTATCTCTTGTGGTATTGGCATTTTCTTAATTTTTATTTGTTTCCGAAACGTGGATTAGTTGGTAAAAATCCGTTATAAGGCATATCAATAGGTCTGCGTTCTACTAAATAGTTATTGCGGACTTTATACCCTGCCTTTTCAGCTTTTGCCCAAGCCTGCGTGCGTACATTTGGGTTATTCAAATCCAATCCAAATCCCTTTGCACTTATGTACAATTGCTTTTTCCAAATGTGGTGACAATTACCACCGCCTTTATACAACCAACAGCTATAAGTGTCCGCTCCATTGGGTCCCCATCCTGGATTAACCGCTTTGTTTCCCATTGCCAAGATATCTTCTTTGCGATATAGCTTGTCAGCTTGTAGCATTTTAGTACAAAATGGTCTTGATACATCGGTTATCTTTCCGCTATAACGATAGCGAGTGTAATACTTTCTTTCGTCAATAGTTTGGTCTTGCTCACTTGTCGCATTTGGCTTAGCCGTTCCCGTACTCACTTGATGAATTTCGACTGCATCAAAGATGTGTGAGATAGCTTCATTTTCGCTGTCATCCTCATCGTAATCTACATCGTACTCATCAATCAAAATCCAATCTTCATCAGGATCCTCACCGAATTGGATAAGTTCTTCAGCTATTGCATCTAAATCAATTTGTTCACGCTCAACTATTCTCGCTGCCCAATCTCTACCTGCATCACCTCCCCATAATTGCCAAGCTACTCTTCCAGCACTTGGAAATCCATCCTCTCCATCGTTCCATCCTATTGCTTCCTTATCTACTTCGTGTCTTGCGAAATAGCTATTCATTCTTTTAACTGTATCAAAAGATAAATTGCGCTTATTGCTAATATCTCTTGCTCTTGCTACACCTACTTCAGTACCACCCCTTCCATATTCATCTCTCCACTTTAACCCAAGTTCAGCTTCTCCTGCCATCTCATCAGTTGGCTGGTAGCTTTCTTCTAAATTAACTTTTTTTTTTTGCTGCACCTCTGTTGGTTCAGGTTGCAAAATTTCGTTTGGAATAACTTGTGGACTGCTAATGATATTTGATGCCTTGCAAATTTCCATAACTGAATCAGCAATTAATCTTTGATATGGCTCAATGACTTGTTTTTGGAATATGAAAAGTGCAGTCTTTAACTCATCAGTATTACTTCCCAATCCCCCACCATCTCTAACACCAAATAACAAAGGTGATGTCACACGGTGAGCAATCATAATTTGCTTTGTACACTCCTCACTCAAGAATTGATATTGCTTATCTGCATCAGTTAAAGGAAATGCGGTAAAATCTACTCCTCTATCTCTTTCCTCATTGAAGAAAGTTAGCACCTTTCCTGCATTGTCAGCACCTTGGATAGATGCAGTCAATTGGTTTTTAATTAAATGCTGCTCCTCCAAAGATGGAATTCCATTATTGAAAGACGCAATTAATGACGGAAAGAATCCGTTTAGAATATTATTAACGTGGTATTCTCCGATTTGTCTTGTAAGTTCAATATAATTGACGCTACCAACGTAATCAGGCTTCGGATAATACTCACTTCCAAGCTTCAAAGTGTGTACAAACATCACTTGTTTTGGTAGTTCCTCTTTGTAATCCACGTTGAACATTGGAATGTAATGGGGAATGTTTTTCTTTTTCCTCATATCACTCCAATCACGACTATACCACACTCCAGTTACATCATCTTGTTCATCACTACAACCCAAACGGCAGTTTTCATAAGGTAAATGATTAACTTGTGCAATGGTTGTTCTATCCATTGACCAAATGACCTCCAAATAGTAACCTCCAAATAGTTTAAGGTCACGTGATATATTGGGTAAAATTGAATCGAATTTAATTGACTGCAAATATTGGTTAGCGATGGAATTACCACCAACTACACCTTGCCCTGCAATCATTTGGCTAATTGAATTTACAATTGATCCGTGAACTGGACTCTCATTATATAACTCAATTAAGTATTGGGCATACATATTAGATTCCCCAAAATTCACCCATCCCCTTGATACGTTT